GGTACAAGTACTCCCGAGTCTTGATCGAGTTTCATTTTTAAAATGATTATTGACTCCCCTCCCCCACCGGCTAAACCGTCAATAGCTATAGACGTTTTTATGTTACTATTGACATTACAGAGGTGGGGGAGTGGTAATGGAGTTAATTTCACAGGCAGAATTTGCCAGACGAGTCGGAGCATCAAAGCAGCGCGTCAACGTGCTGGTGAATGAGGGCCGACTCCCATTAGTAGACAAAAAAATACCATACGAACAAGCCGTCGCAGTCTGGGAAACTTGCCGCGACATTACATACAGTACGCAGGCTGCAATCGGTCGAGCGAAGAAAGGCCATCATCCAACAACATCAATCACGGCCATTGATGTTGAAATGGAAAAAGAAATAGTGAAAGCGGTCCAACAACCTGCGCCAGTAATAAAGACTGAAGATGATGAAGAAACAGTTTTAGAGGATGCTACGCCAGATCTAAAGCAGCGCTTAAACTTGGCAAAAACTCTAAAAGAGGAAGCAGTAGCGAAAACAAAAGAGCTGGAATATTTAGAAAAGAAAAAGAAATACATTCACATCGACGACATTAAAGCAGATGCTCAGGCACTTGGGGCGGAATTGCGAGAAAAGTTACTCGTTATCCCAAGTCGTGTGGCTCCATCTGTTTATGGCCGTGAAGTCGTGGAGATCGAAGATGCAATCATGCAAGAAATAAACGCAGTGTTAGAGGGTTTAAAAGGGAAGTATTTATAATGGGTGTTTGGTCAGAGTTTTTTGTCAAGGCGTGTCCACCGCTAACTAAATATACTGGTTCAGAGTGGGCTGATAAATACGGGTATATTCCACCTCCTGCGCCAGAGGTGGGACCATGGCGCACCAAGAGAACACCATACCTGCGTGAGATCCTTGATGTTGTATCAGATAACCATACTGAGGAAGTTGTCTGGATTGCATCATCTCAAGTTGGTAAGACAGCCGGAATGCTGCAATCATGTGGATTCTTCATGCACCAGTCGCCATCAAGCATCATGATCTTACAGCCAACTTTGGAAATGGCCGAAGCATTTTCTAAAGAGCGACTAGATCCAACAATTAAATACACGAAAGTTCTACGCGACATTGTGGAATTAACCGACGACAGTGGTGCAAAAACAAAACGCTCAACATCGACTACACGTATGAAATATTTCACTGGTGGTTATGTTGCTCTAGTTGGTTCAAACAGTCCTGCCGGTCTTGCATCTCGACCAATCCGTGTATTGCTTGCCGATGAGATTGACCGTTACCCAGCATCTGCTGGTAAAGAGGGTGATCCACTTAAACTAGCAAAACAACGTACAACTAACTTCCATAATCGAAAGATTCTCTATGTATCCACGCCGACAATTAAGGGTGAATCAAAGATTGATGATCTATTTGAAAAGTCAGATAAGCGATATTTTGAGATTCCTTGCCAACACTGCGGGGAATACCAAGCATTAGTCTGGTCACAGGTTAAGTTTAAAAACGATGATGGTGAAAGTGATCCAAAGTCGGCACGTTATGAATGCGCCCACTGTGGGGAAATCATGCGCGGAAGTGGTAAGCCACTAATGAATATGATTGAACAAGGGAAGTGGGTAGCAACAGCAGAAAGCAAGATTGCTGGATTTCATATATCAAGTCTATATAGTCCGTGGGTATCGCTTGAACAGTTGGTTGAAGAATGGTTAGAGGTTGCACATAAGCGTGACCGTAAGGGAATTATGGAGTTCTTAAACCTAAAATTAGGTTTATGCTACGAAGAAGCAGAACAAACAGATGATCATGAGCATATTTATGCAAAACGTCGTGAGTTCTATAACTGCGAAGTGCCAGAGGATGTTTTATTGCTTACTGCTGGTGTCGACGTACAGGATGACCGATTAGAAGCTGAATTGGTTGGATGGTCACACGATTATGAATCATGGGGTATTGAATATCGCACGTTTATTGGTGATCCTGGGCAATCTCACGTATGGAATGAACTCGATGCATGGTTATTGAAAGACAGGGTACGCGGTGATGATGTGCCTATTCGTGTCATGGGTGCATGTGTCGACTCCGGTGGTCATAATACAACTGAGGTTTATACGTTCTGTAAAGCACGAGAGCAGCGGAATGTATTTGCGATTAAAGGTAAAGGTGGTTTAGAGGTCCCATTCGTTCCGTTACGGCCAAGTAAAGTGGGTCGTATGGGTGCGGCGTTATTTAATATCGGTGTTGATGATGGTAAATCATCCATCTATAGTAATTTAAAAATTGAAACTGCTGGCCCGAACTACTGCCACTTTCCGCGTGACTCTAATCGTGGTTATGAGAAAGAATATTTTCAGGGCTTATATTCAGAGCGCAAGATTTATAAATATGTGAATGGTGCGCGTAAGGCTGAATGGAAAAAGGTTTATGACCGCAACGAGCCACTAGATTGTAGGAACTACGCGCACGCAGCAGCTCGAATATTACGGCCTGATTTTGAGAGCTTGCAACGGTATCTTGACCAGAGTAAAGGCGTAAGCAGATCAGAACCAGTGGTAAGACGAAAAAAAGTATTGAGTCGAGGGATTGATATATAGCATAATGGAGACTTAATGCCCGCTTATCCTCTGTTAAGCGGGTTTTTTAATGGTTGACATAAGATAATAGTTTATATAATATTCTATTCAGGCAGACCACCAAGCCATAATTGGTGGTAATTGAATAAGTTGCTAGAGTTTGGTTGAATAGTCTGCTTAGTAACTCGATAGAGTGAAACGTGGTTGATGTGTTGTCGATAAGATGCCATATCCGCACAGGTTCGAATCCTGTACTTATTCTGACCACCGCGAAAGTGCGGTAATTTTGGAGAGTGAATAAATTAAACCGAGCCTGAGATAAATAAACTCAGAGTATCAGTAAATCTAAATTAGCAATCGGTCATATTTAGATGTTCACTCTACCAAAGTTGTTGCCATTAGAACGATGGCGGTTGTACAGTTACCGCAGCGATGTAGGTAATAGCACTAGGTAAACATGATATTGGCGTATTGTGCTAGTGAATCCGAAGCCATACTCCTTGTGGCATTTATAAAATTAGGGTGCAATCAATCATAGGTCCATATTGTCTCAATATGGTTAAATAATCGTTCTCAATTATGCCGTCCGATTTCGGTGAAACAATCTTCATTAACTACTCGTAATGGTATTAATTATGATTATTAAAATATCAAGAAAAGAACATAATATAATGTTTAAATATAGACAGTGTAAGTTTTTAACATTCTATGAGATTGTTGATAATCCTGAAAATAAAGATATTGAGATGTATCAAAAGATTCGACTTATATCTAAAATACTATTCACCTTGATTAGCCCTGTATTGGTTTTATGGGCTGGATTTCCTGCGGTATTTAAGTCTGTTAAGGAAGCATGGGTTGCTGATAATGTTGGTGCAGACACAGTAAACAGAGAATGGTTTTATAAAAGATTAAGTGAGATTAGAAATGACCGCTGAGGAAATAAAGAAAAACGCGCCGATTGGCGCAACGCATTATTTGAATATTGGCGGTGACGGTGTTACATATATGAAGATGTTAAATGATAAATGGTATTATTTTTTCTCAGGCTGGTTTGTTTATAGTGGAACATTTGGTAGTCAAGGTATAAAGCCACTCTAATGAGTGGTTTTTTTCATATAATCACCCACTAAACATATTCCCTACACACTCCACCGATTTAATATATAATAAAAACAATAAGGGGGCAGATATGGCAAGACAGACTAAAGAAGAACTAATAGCTGAGCTATATGATGAACTTACACTGTGGCGACAGGCTCGACGAGCATTAGCCGAGTCTGGTGTTCAATCATATACGATTCATAACCGTTCATTAACGCGCCTTGATTTATCTGAAATCAATAAAATGATCAAAGCATTGCAGAATGATATTGAGCAACTTGAATCCAATCGTAAGGGTTCAATGCGTATCATGCCTGTAGTTTTCAGGGATTTCTAAGACATGGGATTACTTAATTTAATTGCCCCAGAATACGCAAAAAAACGCGAGCTAGAAAAAGCATTACACAGTGCAAAGCTCGACGTTATTAAAAACTATGCCTATGGTGGTGCATCATATCGCCGCAACGACATGAAAGGTTTCTCTGTTACCGATACCGATCCAGATGGCGATATTGGTGACAATCTAACAACATTACGCGCACGTTCGCGTGAATTGTTTATGAACTCACCACTGGCAACGGGTGCTTTAAAAACAATCCGCACCAACGTGGTCGGTTCAGGTTTAAAACTGAATGCTGCTATTGATTATGAATTTCTTGGATTAACCAACGAACAGGCCAATGAGTGGGAGAAAAACACTGAGCGCGAGTTTCGCCTGTGGTCTGATTCTGTAAACTGCGACGCATCACGCCAGAAAAACTTCGGGCAGTTGCAACAGCTTGCTTTATTATCAGCGCTAATGAATGGTGATTCATTTGCATTAATGCCACATAAAAAACGTGCTGGTTCGCCCTACTCAATCACTGTTCAACTTGTTGAAGGGGACCGCGTTCGAGATCCACAGGTAAGCAATGGTAAAAACATCTATAACGGTGTTGAATTAGATGAGACAGGCGAAGCAGTAGCGTTTTATATTCATTCACAGCATGAAAATAGCACTACCATCGGCAAAGATAATGTCACCCGTGTAGAGATTTTCGGTAAAGAAACAGGCGCACCAAACGTATTGCAGATCACGCAAGACTGGGAGCGTATCGGACAGCGACGCGGTACGCCGTTATTATCACCAGTTATCGTGGTTCTTAAACAATTATCTCGCTACACTGAAGCAGAACTTGCTGCAACATTAGTAAGTTCAATGTTCACAGCGTTCATTAAAACAGAACGACCACAGCAAGACCTACCAGGTCTAAGCATGACTCCAGATGGTGAGCGTGTTTCTGATTATGATGAAGCAATTGAACTCAGTCGCGGTGGTGTTGTTGCTCTTGATCCGGGCCAAGATATTGCAACAGCCAATCCAACACGCGACACAGGTGCATTTGATGGATTTATTCAGGCATTAACTCGACAAATTGGCGCAGCATTAGAGATTCCAAACGAATTATTATTGAAGCACTTCACTGCATCATATTCTGCGAGTCGTGGGGCTTTGCTTGAGTTCTGGAAAATGGCAGATATGCGCCGTCAAGTTCTAGCTGGTTCATTCTGTCAACCGATCTATCAAGAATGGTTAGCTGAAGCTGTTGCGACTGGTCGAATTAAAGCGCCGGGCTTTTTCTCAGATCCAGCAATAAAGGCCGCATGGTGTGGTGCTGAATGGATTGGTCCAAAACAAGGTAGCTTAAACCCATTGCAAGAAATGAATGCGCATAAGGTTGCAGTTGAAAATAACTTCACTACAATTGAGCGTGTTATTGCAGAAACTTCGGGTATGAGTGCTGAAGATGTTTTATCAGTGCGTAAGCGTGAAATGGATCAACTGAAAAAAGATGGCACACTAAAGAATCCGAGTGATTATGAATTAGAGGGGGTTGTGGATGAGTCTAGTAATCAAGAATCTAGCGAACAATAAAAGTGAGCTATTAGTTTATGGTGACATCGGGGAGTGGGATGATGTCACTAGCACTGGTTTTGTAAACCAGTTGGAAGGGCTGAGAGGGCAAGACCTATCAGTCCGTATCAATAGTAATGGCGGTTCCGTATTTACGGCTCAAGCTATCTTTAGTGCCTTGCGTCGCCACGATGGAAATACTACAGCGTGGATTGATGGCGTATGTGCATCCGCTGCAACATTTATTGCAACAGCTTGCAATCATGTTGTTATGCCACGCAATGCCATGTATATGGTTCATAAACCATTAACAGCTAAGATGGGTAATGCAAATGACTTCCGTCGTGCTGCTGATGTTCTTGACGTTGTTGAGAATACAATGATTCCAGCCTATGTTGAAAAAACGGGTAAAACAGCAGAAGAAATCGCAAAGTTACTTGAAGCTGAAACATACATGACAGCAGAAGATGCTTTAAATTATGGTTTCATTGATGAAATTGAAGATAGCATTAAAATTGCTGCGTCGCTTGATGGTGATTTCTTAAACTATGGTGAAGAAAAGGTATCTATTAAAAAAGTACCACAGCCGCTATTAAATACGGTAAAATCAAACGATACGCAAAATAAGGGCGGGGAGAAGATGGATTTAAACACATTAAAGGCTCAATATGCCGATGTTTACGCGCAAGCTAAACAGGACGGTGTTACTGAAGTTAATGCAAAAATCGACGATGCTGTAAAAGCTGAACGTCAACGTATTTTAGATATTCAAGACGTTGCTTTACCTGGTCAAGAGGACCTAGTGAATAAAGCAATCATTGAAAATCAATCTGCTGGTGATTTCGCAATTGCTCAGGCTAAAGCTGAAAAAGCAAAAGGCCAAGAATATATTGCTAACCGTGCAAAAGAAACTGCTACGCCTGTAGTTGATGCAACACCAGCACCAACACCAGAAGCACAAACAGAAGAAGATCAACTTGCAAACGCACTTGATGCGGCATTTAAATAAGGGGTGAAATAAATGTCATTACAAAAACGTACTTATACCGAAGCGGCTGGTGACAGTCTATTTGCTTCCAATGGTGTTAAATCAATCCCTGCTGATGGTTATACTTTAGCTGCTGCTGTCACTGGTGTTTTGCCGCGTGGCTTACCACTAAAACAAGGCGCAACTGCTTTTGAATTGGTTCCTGCTGCTGCGGATGCTGATGCGGTTGTTGGTGTATTGGCTGATGAAACAGATGTTACTGTTAGTCGTGCTGTAGCTGCATACCAAGAGGGTGAGTTTAATAAATACGCAATTCAACGCGCTCTAACAGCTTACGGAAGCGAAGCAACTGTGGATGGCTTAACACTGTTGGCGCGTAATCGCGGTATTTATTTTAAAGATGTTATTAAATCTGTAGGTTAATGGGGGAAACATGGAAATTATTACATTCGATCGTTTGATCAAAGTTGCAAGTAAACTAAACGTAACCCCTTCGGTTTTACGTGACCGTTTCTTTAGTAACGCACAGTTTTTCCCGGAAGGTGAAATTCCTGTCGAGTACACTAAAGACGGCAAACAGGTTGCACCATTCGTAGCGCCTGAAATCGGTGGTCAAGTTTTAGAGCGTGACGGCAAAAAAGTATCTGTATTTGAGCCACCAGAAGTTGCACCACAGCGCATCATTACTCGTAAAAATATTTTACGTGCTGAACGTGGTGAAGGTGTGGTGATTGTTGATGGTCAAGAAAACCAAGATCCGAACGCGCGTAAAGCAGCACTTATTAAGAAAGACCTTGTTGATCTTGATAATGCTATTACCCGTCGTGAAGAATGGATGGTTTCTCAAATCTTGTTTACAGGTCAAGTGACTGTTCAAGGTCCAGGTTATAACGAAGTTATTCAATTCTGGGATCAAGCAGACAAGCCTTATGAAGAATTGGCTGGTGCTGCATTATGGTCTGCTACAGATACTTCTGATCCACTTGCTGACTTTGAACGCGGTATCAAGAAAATTCAGACTCGTTCTGGTTATACACCTACTGAAGTTTGGGTGCATCCGAATGATTGGGCTCTTGCATCAAGCTCTACCAAGTTGCAAGGCCAATTAAACCAATTGAATACAAATGTTGGTTCGATTGATCGTTCATCTGCTGCAACCGGTAACGGTGTTCGCCTTGTTGCTAACTTGGCTGGCCTAAATGTTTACACCTACTCTCAAACAGTAACCGTTCAAAACTTGGATGGCACTCAAACTGTTGTTGAATTAGTTCCAGAAGGCAAAATTTTATTTGCTAACCCTGCTGCTGAAACAATGATGGCTTATGGTGTTGTTGAGATCAATGATGTTAAAGCACAGCAAACACGCTATGCAGCGTTGCGCCGTGTTCCTAATATGTATCTATCTCAAAAATCACCAGCGGGTACGGTGGTAGAAACCAAGTGCGCTCCATTACCAGTGCCACTTGAGCCAGACGCATTCTATGTAATGAAGGTGAAATAATGGGAAAAGTGGTTTTAAGCCACTCGGTAACAGTCGGGTTGAAAAACACCCGGCTTGAACTGAAGCAAGGCGAACAGGAAGTCAGTGCAGAAGTTGAGAAAGCATTAATTGATGCTGGTATCATCGAAGCACCAAAGAAACAGCAAACAAGTAAAAAAGAAAGCTCCGAATAATCGGGGCTTTTTTAATATCTAAAGTAAGATATAATTAATACAAATGGGGAGGGTTTATTATGAAAGATGGGTATGGGATTAGTAAATCAGAAGGATGGGATGGCTAATGACCTTCAAAGACCAACTAGACCGCGACGTAAACAACGTATTCTTAAACCCTACTGAGTTTGCGGATAATTTCATGATTGATGGTGTTATATATACCGGCATCATTTATGAAGATGAATTTACGCACGAAACAGCTAAAACAGCACAGATTGAGGGTGTTTTTATCCAAAATACACACATCTTAATTGACTCGAAAGCAGTCAAAACACCTCCTGTAGATGGTCAGCGTGTCAAAATCAAGAATAAAAACTACTACGTGGATGATGTACAGAACGAACAAGGCGTACTTCATATCACGCTCAGGGCTAATCAAGCATGATTACAGTTACTATCCCTAACCTTGATAGCATTCTTCGACAGTTACCGGATGAAAGAAAAGCCCGCACGGTATTAATGCGGGCAATTAATCGCTCATCTACTGCTGGTAAAACAGTTGCATCAAAAACAGTAAGAAAAGAATACATCTTGAAAGCTGGTAAGGTAAATGAAGCAACTAAGGTTTCAAAAGCGAGTGTTTCAAAATTAGAAGCATCAATCAAGTGGACCGGAAAACAAGTAAACATTGCCGATTATCGTATAACACCCAAAAAACGACCTAAAAAACAAACAAAGCGCCAAATGACTGTACAGATTAAGAAAGGCAGAAAGGCCACATATAAGGGTGCGTTTATTGGTCGGAATGGCAAAGTTTTTAGACGATTAACTAAAAAACGACTACCTATCAAGCCGATTTACGGACCATCTGTTTCTCAATTAATGGGTGCTGATAAGGTGAGAACAGAAATCCAAAAAAGAACACTCGAAGTATTAGTTAAACGTGTGGATCATGAAGTAGGGAGAATGCTGGGGCGATGAATTTACTAACACTTAGACATGATCTAGCAAGAAAACTTGAAGAAGTTTGCAAGGATTTTGTTTTAAAAAAACCATTATCAGAGGAATCTAGCGATTTTATAGAATCCTCTATCTCTATTTTTGAGCAGAAATTACCACCGGCACGAATGAATGAAAGCAGTATTTATCATCCGCTCATTATTGTTCGGGCCAGTGGTGGTAATGTTGATGATGAATACAAAGAACTTGGTAACATCACTCTAGTTATTGAAACTTGGGATGATGACGAGTATCACTCTGGTGAAGATGATCTTTTAAGCATCATCGAGCGAATTAAAAATCACTTTCTTGCGCATCCGATTCTAAGCAAGAAGTTCTATTGTCAAAAAGAAATGAGCTACGATCTTGCTGAAGAACAACCAGCACCCTACTGGTGTGCTACACTAACAATGACGTGGGAGTTACCAAAAACCAATATTATGACGGGGGCGGATTATGTCTAAACGACAGACAAAAACAGTCGAATTGGAAAAAGAAGCTGTGATGTACTTAGGGCCATCAATCAAAGATGGTCTTTTAAAGCATTCAGCACTATTCTTAGCCGGTGAATTGCCGACTTATGTGCAAGAGCTATCAGATACAAATAAAGATATTAATGCTTTATTGGTTCCTGTATCCAAGATTGCAGAAACAAAGAATAATTTACGAAATAAATCGTCACTAGATTATGCGCGATTTGTTAGAATAACAGAAACATTCAAAGGGGCTTAAATAAGATGGCTTATAAACATCGCGTTAGTGTGTCGGAACTGCCTACAAGCATTCAGCCACCAGTTCAAGTTGATAGTGCAATTCCCGTTATTGTTGGTACATCACCAATCAATGCTGGTGATGTTGAGAACGTCAATCGTATTAATTTATATTACAGCTATGCTGACGCTGTAGCGGGTGAAGGTTTCGTGCCTGCTGTAGATGGTAAGTTTGACTATTCAATCAGTGAAGCAATTTACGAAGCATTTGCAAATCAGGCTGTCGCGCCTATCATGACTGTAAACGTATTAGATCCACAAAAGCACGTTACAGCGGTCACTGATGAAGTTGTTGCTTTATCCTATGGCACAGGTGCAGTAACTAAAGCGGGTGCTGTTAAATCGACTGTAGTGGTTACAGGTTCAGAGCTTGGCGTGGATTACGATTTAACGTGGACCGATGCTGGTTTATTGCAGATCAATGCATTGCCTACTGGTAATTTAACGGATACAGCTACAGTATCTTATAGCTATCTTGATCCATCAAAAGTGACTGAAGCGGATATTATCGGCGGTATTGACAACGCAACGGGTAAAAATAAAGGTCTTGAGCTTATTAATGAAGCATATAGCCGCTTTGGTTTAGTACCTGGTCAGATCGTTGTTCCTGGTTTCTCTGGTTTCCCTGCGGTTGCTGCGGTTATGTCAACTAAAGCGCGTAATATTAACAGTGTGTTTAAATGCATTACATTGCACGATGTACCAACGGAAACAGTTCGCAAGTATCAAGACGTTGCTGCGTACAAAAACCAAAACAATCTAACTGAGGCATCGCAAATGGTCCTATGGCCTAAAGCATCTTTGGGTGGTGTTCAGTATCATGCATCCGTTAAATGGATGGCTGCGATCATGAAAACCGACGCGGATAATGGCGGCGTGCCGTATGTGTCACCATCAAATAAACCTGCAAAAATGGACAGCGCAGTTCTAAGCGATGGCTCAGAAGTTAGCTTGACGATTGATAATACTGAGTACCTGAATGGTCAGGGCATTGGTACGTTCTTAAACTTCTCAGGCGGCTGGAAAACTCGCGGAAATAACACAGCGATTTATCCAAGTTCAACAGATCCGAAAGACCGTTTCTTATGTGTTCGTCGTATGTTTGATTGGGTGGGTAATACTTCAATTCTTACTGATTGGGTTCGCCTAGATAGTCCGATTAACTTCCGTTTAGTTGATTTAATTCAAGATAGCAACACTATCTGGTTAAACAGCTTGGCTGCTGAAGGTGCGCTAGTTGGCTCGCAAAACCGCGTAACTGTGAATGCTTCAGAAAACAGTGTAGTTAATCTGTTGAATGGTAAAATTACATATCACTGGTATCTAACACCACCAACACCGGCAGAAGAAATCGAGCATATTTTAGAGTTCGATGTAAACAACTTAACAGAACTATTTGGGGGTTAATTAGATGAGTAATCGTATTCTACCGGCGCGTTTAAATAACTTTAATATTTATAACAAAGCCAATAAACAGCTTGGTGTTGCAACTGTAACACTCCCAAATCTTGAAGCAATGTCTGATACGTTATCGGGTGCTGGTTTCTTGGGTGAAATTGATTTACCAACACTAGGCCATTTTAGTTCAACTGAAATTGAATTAGAGTGGAATACTGTCACTGGTGATTCAGTTACATTGGCTCCAGGTGTGAGTGAGGCGCTTACTTTCCGTGGCGCAATGCAAGTAGCTGACGGCTCGACAGGTGAAATTGATTCTGTTGGTGTTCGTATTGCCACTCGCGTGATGGGTAAGGGGCTTGATCTTGGTTCAGCAGAGCTTGGTGCGGCAACAGGGACCACTAATACACTTGAAGCTATTTACATTAAAATCGTTGTAGATGGTAAAGATATTCTGGAGCTTGATAAACTGAATAATGTTTACAAAGTGAACGGAAAAGATTTAATGGCTAAGATTAATTCATTGATTTAATTTTAGCTGATGGGAATAGCTCACTTCGGTGGGCTTTTCTTATAGCAACATAATAAAATTTATTATATTATAACTATTCATTAACAGAGGTGTTTCAAATGAGCGAAGAATCAACAATCTACACATTAAAAAAACCATTCGATTTTGAAGACGAAACAGTTACAGAAATTGATACTTCTGTACTTGAGAATTTAACACGTAAAGATATTAAAACTGCGGTTAAATTATTTAACGCATCAAAAGATAAGGAGCCTGGAGCGGTTCCGTTTCTTGATTTCGATTACAACCTAAATGTACTGGCGATTGCGTTGGGTCAGCCATCTGAATACTTTGAAAATATCGGTGGCGCGGACTATCAATCACTTGCAACAAAGGTGATGGGTTTTTTGAACAACTAGGACTGCCAAAAAATATAGATGAATTATTCCTGTGTATTCGTCGCGTTGCTATTAATTTAGCGCGCGCCGATACCGGTCTATCTGTCGTCGAGTGGGAAAACATGCCCTTAGTTGAATTGTTTCAATGGTACAATGACATTAAGAAAGTTCTTGAAGAACAGAAAAAGGGGGCATAGATGGCGGGTCGTGATTTTAGTCTATTATTCAGGATTGGCGGTAATATTAGCCGCAGTTTCCGGCAAAGTATTAACGATGTAAGAAGTAATTTAGATAGCATTGAAAGCAAATCTAAGGCAGCGGGGAAGGCTATGATGGCTTTTTCCGCTGTTGCTATGGCGGGTATAGGCGCGTCAGTAAAAACAGCTATTGATTTTGAAGCAGCAATGTCGAAAGTCGGCGCTATTTCAAGAGCAAATAAAGAAGATTTGATACGTTTAACAGCTACAGCGCGAGAACTTGGCGCTACAACAGCTTGGAGTGCATCACAAGCTGCTGAAGGTATGCAGTTCTTAGCGATGGCTGGTTTTAGTGTAAATGATACCATTGCTGCAATGCCTGGTATGCTGGCATTAGCTTCTGCGGGCGCGGTAGATCTTGCCGACGCTGCGGATATTGCATCCAATATCTTGACGGGCTTCGGTTTGAAGTCAAAAGATATGGGTCGTGTTGCAGATGTAATGACCAATGCATTTACTCAGTCGAACGTATCTGTTCAAATGCTTGGTGAAACAATGAAATATGTTGCACCAGTGGCAGAGAGTCTAGGTGTTTCCATTGAAACCACAGCGGCAATGACAGGTAAACTGGGTGATGCTGGTATTCAAGCATCAATGGCGGGTACAGCTTTACGTGCAATTATGAGCCGATTGGCCGCACCACCAAAAGCCGCAGCAGACGCACTAAAATCATTAAACGTACAAACAAAAGATGCAAAAGGTAATTTAAGGGATTTACCAACTATTCTTGCTGAAATTGAAAAGAAAACAGCAAAAATGGGTAACGCTAAGAAAGCTGGATTGTTTAAAGCCATTGCTGGTGAAGAAGCATTCTCTGCTATGTCGGTACTTGCTAAGCAAGCGGGTACAGGTGAGTTGCAGAAATTCACTGAGAAGATGAAGGAAACCGGAAGTGCGCAACGTGTAGCCAAGCAGATGCTTGACAATACAAAGGGTGCAATTGTTCAGCTTAAATCCGCAATTGAAGGTATTATGATTAGTGTTGGTAATGTGTTTTTACCAATCATCACCGATGCAACCAACAGAATGACTGGTGTTGTAAACGCTATTCAAACATGGTCGAATGCGAACCCAGAGCTGTTTGCTCAATTAGCAAAAGTTGCTGCTGTTGTGGCGCTTGTTATTGGTGGTCTTGGTGCATTATCTGTCGGTATTTGGGCTTTATCTGGACCAATCATGCTTGCTGTTGGATTATTCTTGAAGCTATGGACAGTAATTAAATTCTTGTTTGGTATTGTTCGCATTATCTTCTATTTTGGTCGATTACTTGCAATCATTACGCCGGTCGGCGCAGCGATTACAGCCTTAATTGCCGTGGGTTACTTGCTTTATAAGAATTGGGAAACAATCAGCCCTATGCTTGGTAAGGTTTGGGAAGGTATTAAATCTATTTTCTCTGCTGCGTGGGAAGCGATTAAGTCAGGTGTTAGTTCTGCATGGGAGGCGATTTCTGGATTCTTTACTTCAGGAATAACAAATATTTCAGCGACAATTATTAACTGGTCGCCATTAGGATTGTTTTACCAAGCATTTGCTGGAGTATTGAACTGGTTTGGTGTGGATCTGCCAAGTAAATTTACTGATTTTGGTAAAATGATTATTCAGGGTTTAATTAACGGTATTACCAACATGGCAAGCCAAGCAGTTGAAGCTGCGAAAGCTGTGGCAAGTAGTGTTGCTAGTTCTGTTAAAGGTTTCTTTGGTATTCATTCACCATCACGACTATTCACACAATTTGGTGAATACAATATGATGGGCCTTGCCAATGGTATGCAAAACGAGTCAGCAAAAACTGCCGCAATTGCTCATTCATCTGTTAGTAAGGCATTACCGACGGGAGAAAATCGCAGTGAGCAAAACATACCGTCTATTAATACCCAATCATTATCTAATGGTTTGCCGTCAGCTCGAAATACCAGTGCATCATTGTCACTAACTCAAAACATCACAGTTTCAGGTTCTAGCACACCAGAGCAAGCAAAAGAACTAGCAAATCAATCGTTTAAGCAATTTGAAAGCCAGTTTAATGCTATGATGAACAAAAGGCAGCGGGTAGCGTACTAATGACAACATATACAACAATTCAGGGGGACACATGGGATTTAATATCTTATCGTGTCTATGGTTCTGATCATTACACTAAGGAACTAATTTTCTCTAACTCTGAGCATCGCGAAATCGCGGTGTTCGGGGCGGGTACTGTTTTAAATGTTCCTGAAATTGAGATTAAAGTCACAGTATCTATTCCACCGTGGTTGCGTGAAGATAAGCCAGAAATATCGGTCGGTAGTGACCTGATTAACATCTCATTTGAGCGATCAACAGTATTTTCATACAGATGGGCTGAGGATTGGAATAATCGAGTGACGGAAGCAACGAGATGGCAAGGAAAAAGGTATAATATCAATGAGAAAATTCTCAATGATTTCTCTAAACGCTTGACAGCAGCAACACGAATTTAACAGGGGGCTTAAATGGCTACAACAACACAGATAAACAGCAGAATAGAACTTGCTGTAACGAAAGCGGAAAAAACTCAAGAAGCATATTTAAAAGTGTTGTCTTCTGAGGGGCAGCAAGATATTAAATTAAGTGATGGAACATTTACGCCGAACTTAAATAAAAGATTGGTTGAACTTGTAGCGCGAGTTAAGTCAGTTGCTGGAAAAACCGGTGATGTTACAGCTCAAGACATTAAGGATTCATTGAGCTTGGGGTCTGCTGCTGATTATGATGTAAACGATCTACCTGTGCCACAGGGTGTTGATGGTCGCATTCAGACAGCAATTGATAATTTAAATCTTGGTTCTGCTAGTCAAAAAGATGTTGAGTTTTTTAATACTAAACGGATAGATAACTCTAATGTTTTATATCAAAAATTGTTAGCGAATTTAAATGTAACTCACTCATCAAGTTTAGCTTTTATGCAGGGGGTGTGCTCTTGGGGTGATTATATTTTTGTATCTCGTCACATTAATAGAACAGGTCCGGGTAATACGGATCAATGTGAGATTATTCAGTTTGAGAATAAGGGCGGTATCATTACTCAAATCGCTGTAACACCTGTGTTGCCCATAGGTCATGGACAGGATTTGGGTGTTCGTGAGAAAGACGGTAAGCTGTACATCTATTCATCATCTTCATACAATCCAAACAACATTTCAGCAACTTTGAATCGCTGCGTTTGTCGTATTGAATGGAAAGGTGCTAACACCACAGTATCAGACCTGAAATATATTGAATTATACTCAAAACTGAATCGCCTAAGTGGTAGACAGTACAACACATATACGGGCGCAACGTCTGAAGACGGAAGCAAGTACATCATCTCTGTAGCTGTGTCCAACTCAGCTAAGAGAGACATCTTAGTATTCAATACAGATGATTTAGATAACTTTGATTCATTAACTGAGATCAAACCTGTTGTTTCATTCACTCAACCTCTGCTTACAAGCACGGGGAATAGCGCAATTCAGGGTGTTAGTGCAAACAACGAGTTTATTGTTGTTACTTACGGTGCATCTTATTTATCTCGTTATGTTGCTCAGATCATTGACTATCAAGGTAATTTACTTAAAGAGATTGATGTGGGGTCTTTAAAAAATAGTATTGCATCGGCAATTAATAATCCGAACGGCGCTAACTATGTAGCAATCTTAGAGAATGAGGGTGTTTATGTAAAAGACGGGAAAGTCTATCTAGCATTTGAGGCTGATGTTCGTAATAGTGGCGATGTTGTCACTTACGGCGGAACTAACTACACACCCACCGCAACAAGTTCAAAAGGTGTTATTCCTGACGGTACGGATGTTGGTTGGTTGGTCACAGACATGCCTGTAAATAAAGGCGAGTGGAATGCTGATACTACATACACAGCAGGTACTTTGGTTGAACGTGTTCGTGCTATTTATGAGGTATCAAGTAAAAACTCTTTAGGTGCGACACTTCTAACAGTTCAAGCTTCGCCTCAATCTTATGCCTCTCAATATCTTCCCAACTCGTACTACAATACAGCCTATGATGAAAATACAACGTATCGTTTAGGCCGTTGGAACGAAGCAACACGTACCCATAAAACATCTTATGCTGTAGACAACACAGGTAAGCATTTATTCTCTGATACAAATACAGATAGCGATGAATCTGTGCGAATGATGCTTACAACAACGTCAAGACCGAAAACAAATCGTTATTTTGGAATGATGGCGTTGAGCGGTGGTGGTGCGCCATACGTGAATATCTATGGGGTGAATGATGTAAGTGCATCCGCAGGCAGTTTTACTGTATTTAATGCTTCAGGCTCGGTTATTGCACGATTCAATAATGATGATGTTTTGTTTAGTAAACCATTGAACACATTGCTAAATAAAAATGGGTCAGGATCACCAGAAGGGGTGGTGTCAGCAAGGGTTGGGGCTGAATATGTAAATACAGACACAGGTGCAACATACAGAAAAATATCAGGCACAGGTTCTACCGGATGGACAACTCATAATAATCTAGGTGAAAAGATTGATCTGAGTGATGTTTTGATGGTTAGCAACTTCACATATTGGGCTGATGCTTCACTATCTGTCAATGTTGCGAGTTCTCTCTACAGTCGTCAGTATCAATTAGACAATCGGCAAGTGATTATGTCTTACGCTTCGAACGATACTGGATTCTTTGATTTAGATGACACAAAGCTTAATTTTCCTAAAACTTCAGATTTGGCTAAGTCGTCGTTTGTTTTTTGGAGAAATAAATCTGACTTTAAGAAACGCTCTAGACTAGAGTTGAATGTAACTTCTGTACCTAATGGGGATAATTCAGAAATCAAAGTGTTGTGCATCGGTGATAGTAATGTCTGGCTATCAGGGGCTTCATTAATTAAGCAACTGTTATTGGAGCGAAACTATGCCTCCGCAATGAAGGGTACATTTCAAGGTGGGAGTATTGTCTATAAAGGTGTAAACATGACTGGTAAGTTTGGTGAGGCTCGCAATGGTATGGGGATAACATCTATGACCTACGAGACTACATCATTATTTAAACCAGTTGATGATGCTGGGGCTGCTGCTGGTGACGCTGGTGTAATTACTGTTGCTGCTTACAAAGCTTTATCTAACTCAGCAAAAGAGAATTATTCGCCGATGTTAAGAAAGGCGACAGTTTCTGATGATCAAAAACTTGTTCGTAACGGTTACATTTTTGACTTCAAAGACTACCTAACAAAAATGAGTGTTGATGTTCCAGATGTTATTTATTTCTGTTTTGGTGTGAATGAAATTTCAAGCTTACCTTCAGCAGAAGCTAAACAAAAATTCATTGACAGTGCGGATATTATTTTTAGCAACATTAGAAAAGACTACCCGAACATAAAGATTATCGTCGGACACAACGCACCTTCTAGCATGGATATTAAAGACAACGAGTATTGGAACAGTTACACAGCTCCGATTTTCGCTGCAAAACGAGACTTAGCGATTAAGTACAATTTAATTATGCTTAATACCCATTTGATTGATATTGGTGAAACAAGCATGAAGATGCAAAACACTACAATAAATCAATATGGTTTACAGGTGGGTGAGTGGGTAGACGGTATTCATTTCTATGGTGCGACAAGAATTAAATATTATGATTATGTCGCTGCAAACATCGCAGCAGCATTCAAAAACTTAATTTAAAACAGTTAAGCCCTTCGGGGCTTAACTTCTATATAATATTTATGAAATGAACAGGGGGCTTAAATGGCTACAAATAACGAGTTAATGGATTTGCTGGAGAAGTCAGCAAAACGTTCAGAGGATACCTCTGATGCATACTATGAAGTTTTAACATCTGAAGGCGAGAAAGATATTCAATTATCAGATGGAACAACCACACCAAACTTAAATAAGCGAATCAAAGAGCTTGGCGGGCAAGTTACATCTGTTGCTGGCAAGACTGGTGATGTAACTATTACAGATATTAGTGAAAGCTTAGAGCTGGGGTCTGCTAGCAAATATAATGTTTCAGATCTACCTGTAAAAGACTCAAGTATTACAACATGGTCGGGCCGAAAACAAGATAAAAAAAACAAAGATACAATTTCACCTTTTGACTACCAAGCAAGGGGTGATGGTATAACTGACGATACTCAAGCGTTTATTGATCTTGAGGATAGTCATATTGGTTTGATTGTGGACCTTCAAGGAAAATCTTATGCTGTAAAATCACAACCCCAAAAAAACAAGTATGTTAATGGTTATTTTGTAGTTGAAAGGGTTCTTTATAACTCAAACTACATGAAAAAAGATAATTTTTCACCCTTGATAAACCCACACAACTACTCGGTTTTTTGCAAAAAATACGAGCTTCAAAGAACATCTGAAACTGGTGGGTACAACTCAATACCGCAAGGAGCTTGTTTTGATCATAAGAACGGTAAGATTTTTCAGGTTGCTGGCGGTGGCACGGACGGTCGAGGTCATAGTTTAAATATATTTGATGCTCCAAATTTGGGGGTTTTGAAGAACTACGTTAGAAATCGAAGTGTTTATTTCGGACATCAAGGCGTTGGTGTTTCTTATGATGGTGATAAAACAATTGCCTGGATGGGTAGAAATTACAATAATCAAGCTGGAACTGGAAACAAGGTTGTTTCTTTTGATTCATTGAAAAATGAAGATGTTAACTCTATAACAGATGGGATTTTAGAGTGGTCTGTTTTTGAAGAAACAACATCATCTCAGTCAACATCGCCAGCAGTTTCATCTTGTGGTAAATATTTAATTGTCAGAATGTATAAGGACAATAAAATATTCATTCGTGTTTTTGATTTGATTTCAGCATGGGAGAATAGATTTTTAACAACTGATTTAAGCAACAAATATCTGCATGAGTTTTCATACGATGTTCCAACACCTGATTCAGCGATGCAGGGTCTTGCTTGTGATGGCTCTTTTGTTTATGCGCTTGATGCTGAGTATGGGTTTGGTGATAACGCATGGGTTTATGTTTTCACAATTCAGGGTGAGCTTTTATATCGGATTAATATTCACGAAATTGGGCTTCAAGATGCTATTAAAAACTCCCCAAATCCAACCTCAAAAGATGGGATTAAGGAATATGAGGGGCTTTTAATTTTTGAAAATGGAGGTAAAAAATCACTCGGAATCCTTATGGGTTGCTCTTGGGTTGAGAATGGAGATGCTGCAAAAAAAGCATTTATTTATGAGGTTGGTTCGCTTTCTGCTGTAGATACAACCAAAGAAGGTCTATCTATTTTTAATGATGATGAAAATAAGCTTCATTCATCTTCAGGAAATCAGAAATATAACTTTGGAGTAAATGGAAGTTCTAAATATTTTTGGACTATAAACCCAGAAAGAAACGGAATCATAACAAATAACGGGAACCCTGTTTGTTGGTCTAATGGATTAACAGGCGGTTTGCAATTCTGCTCATCAACCGCAAATGGTCAAAGTAATTTGCTTTTGGGTCGTAGTGATACTGGTTCTGAAGGTGCGAGAATTATTTTCCATAAATCAAGAAGTGGGGTTGTTGACTATAATTCTATTTCTAGTATAGGGACGGCTTCACTAGGCACAATCCTGTTCAATGGTGATGCGACAACAAAACACGCTCAAGGTGTCGCCCTTGTTGCAAAGGGCACTGTTGTCGGTGAAAATATCGACTCATATTTCGATATTATTGTTAATAATGATGAGGGTGTTGGGATAAATTATAGATTTGATAAAGGGGCTTTTTATTCAATATTTAGTGGTAGTCAATCATTAGGTACGGCATCAAAATTATGGTCTAATATCTACTCATCAAACGGAACAATAAACACTTCAGATGAGAAATATAAAACCGATATAACAGCACTATCAGACAAAGAGCGCTTGGTTGCTAAATCAATTAAACCGTTAATTAAAAAGTTTAAGATGAAGGATGCTGTTGCTGAAAAAGGCAAGGACGCGCGCTGGCATATTGGCGTGGTTGCTCAAGAGGTTATTTCTGCTTTCAATGATCAAGGCTTAAATCCATTTGATTATGGTATTGTCTGCTTTGATGAGTGGGAGGCGACAGATGATTATGAAGCGGGTTCTCGATATGCGATTCGTTATGATGAGTTAGCTATGTTTATCTTAAGTTCTATTTAAACCATCTGCCCTCATGTATAATCTTATACATGGGGGTATTTTATGGCAGTTAGACAGACATTTTTACAGCTATTTTATCAGGGCAAAAATGTTACTGATGAGATTAGCGAAGATATTGAAAGTTTTACTTACACAGAAAATTCGCATGGTGAGGCGGATGATATATCTCTAACTTTAAAAGATCCAGAATGCAAGTATATGGGTGATTGGCTGCCGACGCTTGAAGATACTATGCAGCCTTTTATTGCCACAAGCGACGGGCTGACAATTCAGTGCGGAACCTTTAAGATGGATGATTTTCAATGCTCAGGGCCACCAACGAAAGTTAATTTTAACGCCGTTTCTGTGCCAAACAATAAATCAGTTCGCCAGACAAAAAATACTAAGGCGTGGCAGAAAGTAAAGCTAACAGAAATTGCAGCAGACATATCTGGTAAAGGTGGATTGGCTTTAACTTACACAGCTAAATTCGATCCGACGTATGACCGAAAAGACCAAAGCAAAGAGACTGATTTAGATTTCTTGAAGAAACTATGTGAGGATGAAGGTTTATCTTTAAAAGTTACCGACTCGCAGCTTGTTATTTTCAGTCGTGAGGAATTAGAGAAATTATCATCTGTTGGTACGATAGATCGAATTGGTGGCAAGGTTTTGTCATGGTCCAGTCAGATGCAGAACTATGATACAGCGATGGAAACAACTGTAGAATATAACGACCCAGAAACAGGTAAGAAGAATAGCCACACAGAGAAATCTAAAAAGAAAAAGCCGGGTGGAAATAAGCAAAAGATTAAAAAACGTGTGAAAGACAAGGCACATGCTGAGCGTATCGCAAAAGCAAAACAGCGAGAACAAGAAGCAAAACAAGATACAATGTCTGTAACGATTATCGGTGAAAACTTTTACCGCGCTGGGGATAATGTGGACCTAGTAAACTTTAAGGGCTTTGATGGAAAATACTTTATCACTAAAGTTACACATACAGTACCACCGTACACTCAAACACTGGAGCTATCAAAACATGCAGATTAAACACGGAATAGTTACAGAAGTTGATGAAGAAAAGGTTACAGCAAAGGTAACATTCCCAGATGATGATGATCTAGTAAGTTATGATTTACCTGTGATGCATCATTCTATGGGTTTTGCTAAGTTTTACTCTATGCCAAAAATCGGCATGACTGCATTGTGCGCATTCTTAACCGATTCAGGTGTGGAAGATGGTTTTATTTTAGGTAGCTTTTACAATGAACAAGTTACACCGGATAAAACAGGGCAGACGCATTATGTAAGTTTTGAAGATGGTGCCTTGATTGGATATGATGAATCTTCCAAGAAAATAACTTTAAAATCAGGTGGTGGGGGAATCTTGCTTGATGATGATGTTACAATAGCTAAAAAGTTAACTGTTGCTGATTCAGTGGATGTGGGGTCTACTGTTAAATCTGGAGGGGATATGGTTGCTGGGGCTGTTTCACTACAATTACACGTTCATCCGGGTGTTCAAAGCGGTGGCGGAACTACGGGGCCAGCACAATGATTCTAGGATTTTTAGACGACATTATTTTCTCTGTATCAGATAGTACAGTTAAAACATTTCAAGATATGGGTCGCAGTACGTCGGCGCGAATTGAATATCATTCGCCAATCAACGGCAAGCCTGTAGCTGAGTTCATTGGCCCAGATACGCAAAGCATCACATTCAGCATGGATATACGTGAACAAATGGGCGTTAATGTAGTTGGCACTATGTCTAAGCTAAGAAAAAAATGCGAGGATGGTGATATTTGCTCATTGGTTCTGGGTATCTCTTATTTTGGCGATTGGATTATTGAATCAGTTGGTGAATCTCACAAGAATCATAATAAATACGGGGCCATTGTCTCAGCTACGGTGGATGTGACAATTAAGGATGGTGTCTAATGATTTATGAAATAGATATGACGAGAAATTATATAAATTTCGCACCGTCTAGCGTTGTTGAAGAAGTTATGCAGAATGTTCGCACGATTTTAACAACCATATTCACTGAGGTTCGGTATTTAAATGAATTTGCATTACATGGTGATGTTTTAGATATGCCACTCGAGGAAGTGCGAGGGATTCTCACATCATATGTCATTAAAGCTATTAAGAAATATGAAAAAAGATTTGAAGTTGAAACGGTAGATTTTAAAGCGGATTCAATGAATGGAAAAATTAAACCAATTGTTAGGGGTACAATAAATGCTTGAATTGCCAGACATTCAGTTTATTGATGTTGATTCAAATCAAATCATTAGCGACATTATGAGTCGCTATGAATATTTTAGCGGTCGAACACTACAACAATCAGATCCAATCTATTTATTTTTGCTTACTTTGGGTTATGAGAAAGTCCATTTGATGCAACAATTCGAGCTTGGTTTGCGCGGCAACTTGCTAGCATTTGCTGAAGATGATGCGTTAGACCACATCGGTGCATTACGTGATATCGTTCGATTTGAAGATTCACCGTCTTATACGACTTTACGGTTCACATTATCAGCAGCACAGACAGGTGCAACATTAATTCCTGTGGGTACTCGTGCAACAGCAGATAATCAGGTTTATTTTGCTACTACTCAGAATGCTGAGATTCCAGCAGGTCAATTGTTTGTGGAAGTTGAAGCGCAATCTAGTACATCTGGCGAGTCAAATAACAATATTGGCATTGGTAATATTAATAATATTGTGGACCCAATTCCATTTGTGAAATCTGTTACAAATATTACTGTGACTCAAGGTGTTCGTGAGCGTGAAAGCAATGATGCATTCCGTGAGCGTATTTATGAAGCACCCGCAGCGTTTAGTGTTGCTGGTTCTGAGGATGCGTACAAATATCTAGCTAAATCAGCCAATGCAAGTATCGCCGATGTGTCTGCAAGTTCACCGCGTCCTGGTGTTGTTGAGATCCGACCAATTCTAGTGAATGGTGAGATTCCAACACAGACTATTCTTGATCAAGTTGAAGCAGCAGTAACACCGAAAGATAAACGACCGTTAGCAGATAGCGTTTATGTGTTAGCACCAACGCCGGTTACTTATAATTTGAATCTCACGTATTACATTGATAAATCAAATCAAGCTCGAGCGTTAGAGATTCAATCAGCAGTTAACCAGGCTATTTACGACTGGCAGTTATGGCAGCGCACAAAAATGGGCCGTGATATTAATCCGAGTGTACTTACACAGCGTTTAATTGATGCAGGTGCAAAACGTGTTGTTATTACATCACCAACACATACAGTTTTAACACCAGCAGAACTTGGTGTAATCGGCTCTCAACAGGTCATTTATGGTGGTTTAGAAGATGAATAAAACATTATCTGAAATATCTTTAATTGATTTAATGCCACCATCAATCAGATATGACAAGCAAGTAATTGATGCTTGTCAGTCGCTTGATGTTGAGATGAATGAAGTAAAGCTGCTTATCGCTTATGCTTCTATTTATGCCCGCATTGATGAGTTGCCAGAGTCTGTTATTGAAGCACTAGCATGGGAAAACAAAATGCTTGGTGCTGAGTGGGCCATTGCTGGAACGCTAGAGAAACGCAGAGAATTGGTAAAAAACAGTTTCTTGCTAAATAAGAAACGTGGCACGCTTTGGGCTGTTGAGCGTATTTTTAATATTCTTGGTATGACGGCTGAGATCACGGAATGGTGGGAGGAAGATGCGGAGCCGTTTACGTTCCGTATCTCATTGCTCGATGTGAGTGAAACAGGTTTCACACCAGAAATGGAGCAGTGGGTAACTTCATTAATTTATGCTTATAAACCACTGTCAAGACATATCAAGGGCGCGACTTTACAGGTAAAATCAAGCAAGACAGATACAAGAGTCGCAGCAGCTACGCGATTTAAAATAAAATTCAAAGGGGTTTAATATGCCGGCATTTTTAACAACATCGGGGCTACAAAAGTTCGCTGTTGCAACGCCAGAACAACCGGTCACTGTTAAGTGGATGGCAATCGGTACGGGTACTGGTGTTGTAACAGAGAATATGCAGAGCTTATTTAGCGAAGTATATCGAATGGAAATTCCAAATCCATTGCGAGATGAAGATAATCCACGGAATCTAGAGTTTAGCGGATTTATTCCTACTTCCGTTGGTGGTTTCACGATTACTGAGCTGGGTCTATATGATGATCAAGGCTCATTGATTGCTTACCACTTGCTTGATGAAAGTATTGTTAAATCATCACCAGACAGTACATTAAAAACAGATATGTACCCTACGTTTGTTTTGGCTCTCAGTAATGCAAGTGATGTTGAGTTATTTGTAAGCACGAGCCGTGAGTTTAGTCACAAAGCCTTAACAGACCGTAATCATGCGGATGCGCACAACATTGCGAGCATCACAGGGTTGCAGGGTGTGATTAATGATTTTACACAAAAAGATTTGCAGAATGTGAAAATCACAGGCAATCAAAACGTATCCGGTGTGAAAACATTTAATTCCGGCATTGCCGCTGATTCTATTAAATCTGCAACTGGTGCATCTAATGTATCAATTCTGACGAATAACATTAAACTCACATCATCAACCGATAGTATTGGTCGTGTTGCTTCGATTGAAATTGTTGGGGGTGCATTACCTGAGATTAATTTCACAGGGAAAATGAATGGTGATGCTTCAGGTTTAAGCGAACCAACAACAGCTAAAAAAGGTGCTATTCGAGTAGCAACAGATGCAGAAGTTACAGCGGGTGCTAATGTTGTTGCGGCGGTTACGCCGAGACAGGTTAATTTGTCTGGATTTGGTAGCTCTACACAGAAATGGACGGATGTAGCATCACAGAGGGTTATTGAGGTCACTTATACAAATACTACTGGTCGAGGGATACAATTATTGGTGAGCGTAAACAATGGTAACGCTGCTGATTTTTTTATCTCTGGCGTTAAGGTTTCTGTTGGTGCGACAGCAACATTAATTAGTGTTGTTGTTCCGAATGGGGCTACATACAGCGTAAACAAGAAAAGTGAAACAATGCCTGTCGAAATATTAAACTGGATGGAGCTTCGATAATGAAATACTTTAAATTAAACGATCAGGTGTTCGCATATAGTGATGATCAATTAGATTTAGTTACTGAGGATATGATTGAGATCACAGGTAAAGAGCTTGATGATTTATTGAATCCACCGCAACCAGAACCATTACTACCGGCATTAACTAATCGTCAGTTTAAACTTGTACTGCTTGAAAATGATTTAATTGATGATGTTGAGAAAGCAATCTCTGAAATTGAAGATCCAAAACTCAAGCGACGAATCGAAATTGAGTACGAGTATGCGACATCGTTTGAACGATATAGTGATTCAATTCACATTATGTCCGATCTACTTGAATTAGATAAGGAAAAGGTGGATGAATTGTGGTTAAAAGCCCTTGATTTGTAGATAAATTAGCCCTTTCGAGGGCTTTTTCTTTATAATGAATAAAACATCTAGGGGGTGCGGTGTGGCAGAAATATTACTGATAATAAGTGTGTGGATTAAAGACCACATAGGGATGATATTCACAGGGGTGGCTGGCTCCATTGTTGGGGCGATCTTGTTTGATGGAACTGTAAAACAGAAGTTTATGAGTTTTATTGTGGGATGCATCATGGCTCAATGCTTAGCAGAACCAGCATCAAAAATGTTCTATAATGGCGAACTTGTTGGGCTGTTTAGTTTCTGTATTGGGGTTAGTGGTATGACACTTGCAAAAATCCTACTGATATATATTGATAAGATTGCTAAAAATAAAGCAGGTCTTAACGATAATTATAAGGAGGGTAAATAATGTTTACTCCATTGAATGTGATTAGTGTTATTAGTTTGTTTATCATGATGGGGAGTTTATTTTTTGCAATTGCAAGCAAACGAATAAATCTGCCCCATTGGTATGAAGTTATTGCATGGATTTTTATTTTCGGTGCATTAGGCTTATTGTTAAATAATTTATTTGATCCACCATACGTAAAGAATGATGATGCTGAAATTGTACTGAGGTTTTTTGGCTCAATGCTCGTTCTTGGTGGTGTGGTGTATGCTTATAGAAAGAATGAGGATAAGAGGTAATGAACTTTGACAACGCATTTAAGATCACTGTAGGCCATGAAGGTGGATACACAAATAATAGAGCGGATAAAGGCAACTGGACAGGCGGAAAAGTCGGCGTGGGTGTTCTAAAAGGCACTAAGTACGGTATCGCTGCAAATACATATCCAAATGAAGATATTAAAAATTTAACTTTGGATCGTGCAAAGCAATTGTATAAGCGTGACTTCTGGGACAAAGCTAAGTGTGATAGCTTGCCTAATGGTATTCGTTTCCATGTATTCGATTGCGCTGTGAATAGTGGCGTGAGTCGTGGCATTAAAACACTACAACAGGCGTTAGGTGTCACTGCCGATGGTATCGTGGGGCCAAATACAATCAATGCAGCACTGAATGCAAAGCAAGAGGATTTAGTGATTAAATTCTATGCGTTTCGTATTTCTTTCTATACTTCGTTGAGTGATTTTGGCACATGGGGAAAAGGTTGGATGAATCGAGTTGCTAACAACTTGAAGATAGGAGTGAATTGATGGCAATCCTATTATGGTGGAAAGAAATCGCTATAGCCTTACTTGTTGTCACTTGCCTATGGCTGATTAACAAGAATCAAGATTTAGGCTTCAAAGCTAAAGAGATTCAATTAACACATGAAAAACTTGTTGCAGAAGCTAAAGTCAATTCAGCCAATGTGGTCGCTACAGCGCAAAGACAAAGGCAACTAGACGCGGAGAAGTACGCAAATGAAATCAATGACCTTAACACTCGCTACGCTGATGCTTTGTCTAAATCTAATCGGGTGTACGAAAAAGTTACAACCTATAACGACCGACTGCACACCGTTACTAGAGAAACAGTCGAGAATTACGCCAAAACTGGAGCGCTACTCTATAACGAATGTAGAAAAGAATATCTCGACTTGGGACACTACGCTGCAAAACTCGATGCAGAATTAGACAGTAAAACAAAAAGCCCCTCTAATTGAGGGGTTTTATTAAATCATCATCGCATTTTATTTCAACCCACTCGTAAATAGGGTCACAGTAGTAATGCAAGACACCATTTATATGTTTTGTGTAAGCTATTCCTAAATTTCCAACATTTACATACCCTGTAGCCCCAAATGGCGCACCCTTTCTGATTTCTTCAATTTTCATTTTAACCTCACTCAAACTCTATTCTATGGTGATTTGCTTTAACAATCCCAATCAACAAGATTCTTTCAAATTTTGTTAACTGCTTGTGATATTCACCCCACCGAACAAAACCTGATTCATCATCAACAAATTTACATATCTGCATAACACCTCTTTTTTGATGTGTTAAGTTTTTATTTTTAAACTCAATGGAAATCTCACAACCATCTTGCTTTTTGCAAACAAGCCCCATTGTGTTTATCTCAGATACAAGATGCTCTAATAATTTTTGCTTATTCATTTAACTCTCACTTTCTTTCGTTTACCTTGACCTTGCCATGATTCTCTTGGTTTATCAGAGAATCCTCTGTCATCTTTAAAATCAATTACTTTGTATGTTGGTGATGTTTTTATTTCAAACATTTTGTGTGTGAAATCTATCTCCTGGTAAACACCATTAACAACCCTGTACGCTTTCACAACCTCACCATCCTACTTAAAAATAATTCATCTGTAATCACCACTTGCCAGCCATAAGGCATCAAGGCATAGACAAGTGAACCTTTTACACAGTAAAGCATGTCGCCTATCTTATGTGTGGGTTTCATCTAGTCACCCACGTAATTTGAATTTCGATCTGGATAATATTCCGTTGGTTTAACCGCTCCAGGATATGCATGTTTATATGGCGCAAGGTATGGTTCTTCATTTAGTGGTGAACTATACGGGTGGCAATTACCATTTAAACCAATATCACACCATGTAAGGCCATTCCATTCTTGATGCGGTGTTACATCATCACGATAGAATACTTTGCATCCTAATCGTGGTGATAGAGCATGGCGTGTTGCATGCTCTGGTATTGTTTGTTTATTCCATTCTGATGGGGTCATCTTTCCCACCACTTACTTGAATTAGGTTTGCTGTATCGCTGATCGTTTTCTTTGCTCATAAAACGCTGTTTGATCTTATGACGACTGTATATTTCTTCAATGGCAATCGCTATCAGGATCACCAAAGATATGAGCATGGTTATTAAAAAATAGTTCATGGGGTAGCCTCTACCATGGCTTTAAAATTTAAACGATCACCAATGCAATCTGGGCATGTAAATGTACCCTCAAATTGACAACCGACCTCACCATGCCCGCTGCACGTTCCGCAAACAGGAACAAGCTTATATCCATCACGGTTAGCAGATGCTTGCCACATTTGCCAAGCCCATGATGCAGTAAGATGACCATAGTCATAATCTTCCTCACTCCATGTATTTAGCCAAAATCTAACACCACCATGTGCATTGATAAATGCTTCTTCAAACAATTCTCTTTCAGTTTTCATCTTTATTTTCCTTCGCTATCTCCCTAAGAACTTTAAGTGCATCCGTCACCCATGACCCCTCATCATAGTTGTCGTATGCCGATTCACTGCCAGATTTAGCAAGATCCATAATATCGTCTTGCTCCTTAATTAAAACTCTAACCCTTTCTAATAATTTTTTATTCATCTTGGTTTCCTTTTAGGATTTTAATCCAACCTGCGTAATTATACCTTTCCAATAGTGGGATTAATTTATCAATCCGTTTCTGCAATTCAAAAGCATACAATCCTTGCTTCTCGTACATTGCTTGCAATTCATCAATCTCAGCCTGCCGTGATTCTGCGCCTGCTTCGTAAAAATCCTTATCAGTAAAACCAAAGTCATTTACCTTTCTTGCTTCCCTGTACCACTCATCAAAACTTTTCATTCCACACCCTCCGACTTACCATCATGCAATCTAACATTCAGCTCTTTAATCTTTGCTTCAAGTTTCTTATTTTTCTCCAATAGATCCGCATTCATGCGCTTGATGTGGTTTACGTGTTTATCGGTGTGCGATGATTCTCCGGCAGGGCGTTTTGCAAGGTTTACTTTCATTTCTTCATAGTCAGCAATCAATAATGTTTGCTCGGGATTGGCAGCGCGCATCATGTGGATTCGAGCTGCTGTCATGCGTTTATAGTGTTTCTCAAGCATGACGTTCAATTCTTTGCGCATTTCTTCAGGCAATGAAAAGAACTCTTTTAACTTAATGCGTTCACTTGCATAGACTTCTGATAACTCATCAAAATCCATGTCGTTAAAGTTTTTAACCGGTCGAGCTGCTGGTGACTTATTGAAACGGATGATTTGACGTTCTGGGATCAGGCTGTTTGCTTTCTGAATAGCAATATCATCATCAATATGCTGTTTAGGCTGATATGCGTTCGCTTTATTCCATGCTGATGCGTCGTCTAAGTATGTGTTCATTTAAATTAGTCCTTTGTGGATTAAGAAAGATATGTTAAGTCCGATTATTACGGTGATTATTGCAAGGATCATTTTATAGTCTCCTATGTAATACCTGTTATCGTATTATATAAAATAATACTTTACAATACCTATTGTATAAAATATATTAGATTTATCTTAAACAGAGGATAAGACAATGGTTTTTAAATTATTTTGGTACTTATTGCGCTGCATCATTGGCGGATTCTTTATCTTACTTGCTGGTGCTTTATTTTACTTAGCTTATTTAGTCGCAGTAGCTTAACAGGGGAATTAAATGCAACACTTAAAATTAACAATTGAAGTAGCAATGAAAAAGCTCAACATCTCACAATCCGAGTTAAGTCGTCGTCTTGGTAAGACCCGTAACTATCTGGCAGAGATTAAGCGAGTCGGATGCACAACAGATAAACAGAAAGAATTAATTGCAATGATTAACCAAGTGATCTGTGGTGAAGTGTTTAAAAGTGATGATCAGATTATTGCGGAATTATCGGAACGATTAAGCGAGTCTCAGGATAAGAGCGCTGAATTGATTGCTGAGAACCACCGACTTAAACGAATCATTGATGATGTTGATGAAAAATATAAGTCAGTGAA